TACTGATTTTTTAGTATATAACGGTAGCTTTTGGGAGGAATCAAAACCTAAAGCACAAGCTGTTGCACAAGAATTAACCACTAGACAGCTTAAAGAGGCTGAACTCGGAATCAATAATGCTTTAAATGAAATGACTGACAACGGTGCTCTTGACATTGTCATGGAAAAAGGTGCAAAAAAGGCGACACAAGACTTTAACGAGGACCAAGATGAATCTTTTAAAAGATATGAATCTGCTATGGCCTATAAAAAATATGTAATTACTAGAAGGGATTCTAAGAAAATATCATCAGCATTAAAGGAAGCACAGCCTATGCTTGAGATTTTACCTAAGGATCTTGATATTGATGGTTTTTTATTAAATACACCAAAGGCTACCTTTGACCTTAGAAAAGGTATCGATTCCAAAATGGATCCTAGCTATTCTCACTTTATTACAAAGCAAACAAGTGTAACTCCTAATGATAAAGGTATGGACAAATGGCTTGATGCTGTTGATGTATTCTTTTGTAAGGATAAAAGTTTAATTGAATATGTTCAAAGAATTGTAGGACTTGCTGCTATAGGCAAAGTTTATGTAGAAGCCTTAATCATAGCCTACGGTGAAGGCCGTAATGGGAAATCTACTTTTTGGAATGCCATCGCCAGGGTTCTAGGAAGCTACAGTGGCAATATTTCAGCCGACATTTTAACCGTTGGTTGTAGAAGAAATGTTAAACCAGAACTGGCTGAAGCAAAGGGCAAAAGGCTCCTTATTGCTGCAGAGCTTGAGGAAGGCATGAGGCTTAATACTTCTAATATTAAACAGCTTTGTTCTACAGATGAAATCTATGCAGAGAAAAAATATAAAGACCCTTTTAGCTATATTCCTACCCACACCTTAGTTTTATATACAAACCACCTGCCAAAGGTTGGAGCTATTGATGAGGGAACTTGGCGAAGGCTTATAGTTATTCCCTTTGAAGCAAAAATTGAAGGAAGTAATGATATAAAAAATTACACTGACTATCTAGTTGAAAATGCAGGTGGTGCAATTCTTACTTGGATAATTGAAGGAGCCAAGAAAGTAATTGACGATGATTACAACATAACCCCACCTAAGAAAGTGCAAGATGCCATTGATATTTATAGAGAAAATAACAACTGGTTAGCACACTTTCTAAATGAATGTTGTGAAGTTGATGGAAGCTACACAGCCAAGTCGGGTGAAATCTATGATGAGTACCGTGCTTTTTGTTTAAGGGTTGGTGAATTTACAAGAAGTACAGCAGATTTCTATACAGCTCTTGAATCAGAAAACTTTGAAAGAAAGCGAACTAATAAAGGCGTTATCGTTAAGGGTTTAAGGCTAAAATCAGAGTTTATTTAAGTAAGTATTTTGTAATTAGTGTAGGTCGGTGTATGTCTATATTACAACTTTTTCATATAGACAAAAATAAATTTAAAAATATATATAAAAGTTATATAGACAGCCTACACCGACCTACACTCCCCCTAAAATTCTGATGAATCTATTTGCCAAAAAAGCCGATGAATAAAGGCTTTATAGCTATAAACGATTTCTTAGATTCATTAACTAAAATATGTAGCAAGGTGAAGGTAATGCGTGAAAAACAAATTGAGCAAAAACTTGTAAAAGAAATTAAAAAGTTTAATGGTCTTTGTCTTAAACTTACCTGTCCAAGTTTTGCTGGGATGCCTGATAGACTTATCCTTCTTCCTACAGGAAGGATTGGATTTGTAGAAGTGAAAAGGAAAGGTGAAAAACCTAGACCAATCCAAATTACAAGGCATAAACTTCTTAAATCCTTAGGTTTTAAAGTATATGTTCTTGATGATGAAAAACAAATAAAAGAAGTAATTAGAAATATTCTAGGAGGTGATGCCTGATGAAGTTCATACCCCATGATTATCAGAGATATGCTACTGAATATATTGAAAGAAATCCTATCTCAGCTATCTTTTTGGATATGGGCTTAGGTTAGGAAAAACAGTCTTAACTCTTACAGCTTTAAACAATTTATTATTTGATAGCTTTGATGCACATAAGGTTTTAGTTATAGCACCACTTCGGGTTGCCAGAGATACATGGCCTACAGAAATTGAAAAATGGAATCACCTAAAAGATTTAAAATATTCTGTTGCCATAGGAAGTGAAAAGAAAAGAATATCAGCTTTAATGGAAAAAGCAGATATTTATATTATAAATCGTGAAAATGTTAAATGGCTTATAGAAGATAGCTCTCTCCCCTTTGACTTTGACACAGTAATTATTGATGAACTTTCATCCTTTAAAAATCACCAGGCCAAACGCTTCCGTTCCTTAATGAAAGTAAGACCAAAGATTAATAGGATTGTAGGACTTACTGGAACCCCAGCATCTAATGGACTTATGGATTTATGGGCTGAATTCAGGCTTTTAGATATGGGAAAAAGACTTGGTAAATTCATTGGAAAATATAGAGAAGAATATTTTGTCCCTGATAAAAGAAATCAGCAAATTATCTTTTCATATAAGCCAAAGCCTGGTGCTGAAAAAGCTATATATAAAAAGATTTCAGGTATAACCATCAGCATGAAAGGATCTGATTATCTTAAACTTCCAGAGTTAATTGTAAATAAGGTAGAAGTTAATCTTTCTGAAAAAGAAATTAAAACCCTAGATACTATGAAAAATGATTTAGTGGCAACTATTGATGAAGATGAAATCACTGCTTCTAATGCTGCAGCTCTTTCTAACAAACTTCTTCAAATGGCAAATGGAGCTGTTTATGATGATAACCAAAACGTGATACACATTCACGATAGAAAGCTAGATGCTTTAGAAGATTTGATTGAAGCTGCCAATGGTAAACCTGTTTTAATAGCCTATTGGTTTAAACATGACTTGAAAAGAATATCTAAGAGATTTGATGTTAAGCAAATAAAGACATCTAATGATATTAGGAATTGGAACAATGGACAAATACCAATAGCTCTTATCCACCCTGCTTCTGCTGGACATGGGCTTAATCTACAAACTGGTGGCTCCACTCTTATATGGTTTGGCCTTACCTGGAGTCTAGAGTTATATCAGCAAACCAATGCAAGACTCTGGAGGCAAGGGCAAACAGACACCGTTGTTATCCACCACCTATTATCAAAAGATACTATTGATGAACAGGTAATGAAAGCACTTCAAGGTAAAGATGATATCCAATCTGCTTTAATAAATGCTGTTAAAGTAAATCTACAGACTGGAGGAAATAAAAATGGATGATAAATATGAAGATTTAGCAAATGCCATTGTTATTACAGCAGTTAAAGATTACAGAGATGTATTAAAAAAACTAAATAAACATCCAAATAGTAACTATTTGAAGCATACAAAGAATGATATTGAACGGTTTTTCCGTTCTAAATGGTACTCTGTGCTTACTGATATAGATCCAGAATTCCTTATAAAAAAGCTTAATGAGGAGGTCATATAATGACAGCAAAAGAATATTTAAGTAAAGCCTATAGGCTAGACCAAAGGATAAATAGTAAACTGGAGCAGGTGGCTTCACTAAATGAATTGGCTATGAAAGCCACTTCTACCCTATCAGATATGCCAAAGAATCCAAGTGGGACAACTTCTAAAATGGAAGATGTAATCTGTAAGATTATAGATTTACAGAATGAGATTAATAAAGACATTGATGAATTAGTAGATTTAAAGAAAAATATAGTAAATATAGTTAAGGTTGTTCCTAATTCAGAGCATCAAATGGTTTTAGAACTTCGTTACCTCTGCTTTAAAACATGGGAGGAAATTGCTGTTGAGATGGGTTATAGTGTTAGAAATATTTATAATTTACATGGTGCAGCTTTAAAAGAAATTCCCCCAATAAAAACTTTGCAGTGAATTTCACTATTTTGCATTAACCTTTTATGATATTATTATAATTAGGAAAATATATTTAAAACCTTCACGGGAAATCTGTGGAGGTTTTTTTATTTAAAGAATCGAGGTGATTCAATGCCAAGGAAACCTAAGAGACCTTGTTCCTATCCTGGATGCCCTATCCTAACCGATGATAGGTACTGTGAAGAACATAATAGTTTGATGAACAGGAACTACAACAAGTACCAGCGGGACCCACAGTCAAACAAAAGGTATGGTAGGTCTTGGAAGCGGATTAGGGACAGATATATTAAACTCCACCCCCTCTGTGAAGAATGTGAGAAGCACGGCCGACTAACTAAGGCTAAAGAAGTCCACCATATCATTCCTCTTTCAAGAGGCGGTACACATGATACAACTAACCTTCTGTCACTCTGTAGGTCTTGCCATAACAAGCTGCATATCGAACTTGGTGACAGATAAAAAGACAGCTATCCCAATTGGAATAACTGTCAATAATAATTAATCTCCACCATAACCATAAAGAGTGTTTTTATAACCACAATGGGGACAAGTAACATAAGCTTCAGCATTATTACCATCTTCCCACGGATCAGTCAAGTAGCCCCTAGATAATGATTGACCACAACTCTGACACCTTTCAGCTCCTTGATTTCCTGTAGGGTCAGATTTGCTTTCTGAATTCTCCGCCCAGTATTCATCTATATTACTTTCGGTAAAAATGGTATTACAGCTGTTGCATATCCAACATACAATGTTGGTACGTAAATCAGTATCACTTTTCATATTAGTTGAACCGCAATTAGGACAACGCATGTTTTATACTCCCCCATTCTTTTATATTATAAATTTAATTTTATCATATGAAAGTATGTATTGAAAGCAATAAATATTCTAACTTATAAATGACGGTGCAGGTGGGGGTAGCAAATCTCTAGAACTAAGCATCCTGGACAGCGGCGGGGAGTCCCGTGTGAAAAAATGCAGTTTCAAAGGGGGTAATAGAGCGGCAAAAAAGTGAGGTGTTTTAATATATGGCAAAAGACGGTACTAATAGAGGCGGTTCCCGTATTGGAGCAGGGGCTAAAAAGAAACCACTAGCAGATAAAATCGCTGAAGGAAATCCTGGTGGCAGAGCCCTTACAGTTATGGAATTTAAAAATACAGCAGACCTAGAAGGCGAAGAAATGCCAGAGCCAAATAAGATGCTAGAGGCTGTTCAAAAGGATGGTAAAACCTTAGTCGCTGGTGAAGTTTTTAGAGACACTTGGAAATGGCTACATGAAAGAGGTTGTTCCTCCCTCGTCTCCCCTCAACTTCTAGAAAGGTATGCCATGAGTGTAGCAAGATGGATTCAATGCGAGGAAGCTATAACTGAATTTGGATTTTTGGCAAAGCACCCTACAACTGGAAATGCTATCCAAAGTCCATATGTTGCTATGGGACAAAACTATATGGCCCAAACTAATAGGTTATGGCTTGAAATATTCCAGATTGTAAAGGAAAATTCTCTAGCCGAATATACTGGAGCAAATCCTCAAGATAATGTTATGGAGAGACTTCTTACTGCTAGAAATAATAAATAGTTGGAGGTATAAAATGAAAAAACAGTTAACAGCTGAAAGTGTATGTATTGGTCATCCTGATAAGCTATGCGATTTAATCGCTGATAATATTTTAGATGCATCTTTTAGAAAAGATAAATCCTCTAGGGTAGCCTGTGAAGTAATGGCAACCAAAGGAAGGGTAATCGTGGCGGGCGAAATCACCTGTAGCGAAAAACTAGATATTAAATACATTGTTAGACGAACTTTAAAAGATGTAGGATATAACCCCCGTAAGTTTTCAATTTATGTATTTTTAAATAATCAAAGTGCTGATATTGCTGCTGGAGTAGATAATGCCATTGAAATAAGAAATGGCGAAAAGGATCCATATAGCTTAATTGGTGCTGGGGATCAAGGGACTATGTATGGCTATGCCACAAATGAAACGAAAGAGATGCTTCCCCTCCCTCTTGTCTTATCTCATAGAATTGTAAAAAGACTTGATAAGGCAAGAAAGGATAAATTAATAAAGGGAATCTTTCCAGATGGTAAAGCTCAGGTTACTGTAGAATATGATAGGGATAAACCAGTAAGAGTAAAAACAATAATAATATCTATCCACCATCATAAAGATAAATCTTATGAGGAATTAAAAAAAGAAATTTTAAATCTTGTCCTCTACCCTGCTTTTGAAGATTTTTCTTTTGATGATGATACTGAAATATTAATAAACCCATCTGGCAGATTTGTTATTGGTGGTCCTACTGCTGATACAGGTTTAACAGGAAGAAAGCTAATGGTTGATACCTACGGTGGCCTTGCCTCCCACGGTGGCGGTGCTCTTTGTGGGAAAGATCCAACCAAAGTTGATAGAAGTGGTGCTTATATGGCTAGATATATAGCGAAACATATAATATGGAGCGATTTTGCAGATAAATGTGAAGTCGCTCTTTCTTATGCCATTGGGAAAGCAAATCCAGTTGCTTTTTCTATAAATACATTTGGAACTGGTATTGTCTCTGATGAAATATTAGCTCTTTCTGCAAAGGAAGTATTTAATTTAAAACCTGCAGCAATTATTGAAAACCTAAGGCTTAGGGATGTACATTATTCTGATACTTCCACTTATGGACATTTAAATAGCCCCTTATTCCCTTGGGAAAATGTTGATAAATACAATGAGTTAAAAAAGGCGGTGGAAAAATATGCAGATAGAAAAAATTAAGGTTGATAAACTTAATCCTGCTCCATATAATCCAAGGAAAGATTTAAAGCCTGGAGACCCTGAATATGAAAAATTAAAAAACTCTATTCTTACCTTTGGGTATGTTGAACCAGTTCTGTGGAATAAAAGAACTGGAAATATCATAGGTGGTCATCAACGATTTAAAATATTAGTGGAGCTTGGCAAAACTGAAATAGATTGTGTTGTAGTAGATATAGATGCAGAAAATGAAAAGGCATTAAATATTGCTCTTAATAAAGTAAGTGGTGATTGGGATAAGGATAAATTAATGCTTTTAATTACAGATTTACAAGGAGTAGATTTTGATGTCTCCCTTACTGGCTTTGACCCTGCTGAACTTGATGATCTTTTTAAAGATTCGCTAAAGGATAATATTAAAGAAGATAATTTTAATGTAGAAGAAGAACTTAAAAAACCTGCCATTTCAAAGCTTGGTGATTTATGGCTTCTTGGTAGGCATAGGCTTATCTGTGGAGATTCCACTAAAAGAGAAACCTATGAAAGATTAATGGATGGCAAA